AGCAAGGCAGTCCCAATGGCCCCAGAGGAATACGCAGCCATGCCGTTCAGCTACGAGGCAGTGAGCCAAGTCCGCATGCCAGAAGCCCAGCGAGCGATGCCAGAGGGTGAGCAGACCCCAACCCGCTTCATGCCAGAGGGCGTGGACGAGGACAAGTTCTACTCCCAACTGGATCGCGTCATCACCGACAAGGTTCCAACCCGCGCCACAGCGCAGCAGATCATGGCCACCATCGACCCGACACGGGGAAGTGGAGTGAAGGCAGACGAGATCAAGTGGAGCGGCATAGAGCAGGCACTGGCGAGTCTGGAGAAGGACGGCAAGGTGTCCAAGGAGGATCTGCTTAACTACCTTCGTAACGAGGGAAGGGTTAGGTTTGAGGAGGTGACGCTTGGTGAAGGAAGAAACGCTTACGAGGCCGAAAGGTCGCTTCTTGGTGAGCAATTAGGTCGTGGTGAGATCACATCACAGGAATATCGTCGTTTGACTGACGAGATTGATTCTAGAACGCAAGAGCAACCAGAAGCTAAATTCTCCCAATATGTCCTCCCCGGCGGCGAGAACTACCGCGAGGTGGTGCTGGCGATGGCTAAAACATCTGGATATACATTGCGAAATGGCAGAGGTGATATTGTTGGAACATATAAAAATAGGGAAGAGGCTTTGGTTGAATTAAAGCAACTTAAAGATTCAGATTACCTAGCAAATATAACGCCAACAGATGAGGTGTCTGGGTACACCTCCTCCCACTTCCCCGACATTCCCAACTATGTCGCCCACATGCGTACAAACGAGCGTACGCTGGACGATGGTAGCGAGGGCTTGTTCGTCGAGGAGTTCCAGTCTGACAGGCATCAGGAAGGGAGGAAGAAGGGGTATCGTGAAGATAAAGTCGAACAGAAACTAGAAGACTTTGATGTTGAGTCATTCTTGAGAGAAAAATCAAATGTTGATGGTGTCGCAGACGCACCCTTCCGCACCACTTGGCCCATCCAACTATTCAAACGCGCACTGCGTGATGCGGTGGATAGTGGCAAGGACTGGATCGGATTTACCACGGCGCAACCCCACATCGACCGATGGGGGACGGAGCGGATCGAGTGGGCAAAGCAGTCAGATGGGACTTTCCTTATCAACGCAAAATCGCAGCACGGAGGCAACGCTGCCGGGATCGACCTCGAAGGCGAAGCGGATGCGCGAAACCTGAATCCGCAGAACTCGAAAACCGTCACAACGGAAGCGCAGTTTGTCGAAGCCATTCGTCCGTCTCTTACCGAAGGGCAGAACCCCGAAGCCCTCGGCGCAAAGTTGTGGAAAAAAATGGCGACGGAGGATTCCGGCGTATCCATGCCACGGAAAGAGGGTTTTGAGGGCTTCTACGACAACATGCTCCCGAAAGAGGTTGGCAAGTATGTCAAGCAGTTCGGTGGAAAGGTCGAGAAGGCGGACATGACGCAATCCGTGGAACCCGACATCATGAGCGGCGAGGAAGCGGAGACTGGCAGCATTCCAATCTGGAAAGTGAACATCACCCCAGAGATGCGGAAGATTTCGCAGACTGGTCAGATGCGGTTCATGCCAGAGGGTGTCTCCCCAGAAGACCTCAACCCCGTAGCCAACAAGCAGGAGGCTCAAGGTCTGTGGGCAGATGGCAAGCAGATGTTTGCGATCAACGAGATGGATGAGAAGCTGATCCCCATCACCTCAAAGGCGATGCTGGAGTCGTATCCTGCGGATGCTATTGGGTGGATGGAGCCAGAGGCGCAAACCCGCTTCATGCCAGAGAAACTAGACTCCGACTACATGAAAGCTGTGGAGTCTGGTGATGTGGAGGCGCAGCAGAGGATGGTGGATGAGGCTGCGAAAAAGGCTGGATATTCAGTAAAAGCATATCATGGAACTCCAGAAGGTGGATTTGTTACTTTTGAAACACAAAGAAAGAATCTAAAAGAAGGAGTTGGTAATACAGCAGATCCAAACACATTTCTTGGAGCGCATTTTGCCGAAGAAGAATCCGTAGCTCGCAGGTTTATGGATGAGCTTTATGGTGGGAATGAAAGCCCAAAAAATCCACAGCTATATGGAGTTTATTTAAAAATACAAAATCCACTTGGTGGCGATTCCTTTGTTCCGGGTGACATTGTTGCAACAAAAGAAGTAGCGGTTCAGCAGAGATCAAAATATAAAGAGGTTAAAGAAAAAATTCAAAAACTAAATGACGAACTTAGAAACAAAGAGTTAGATGCTAATATACAGGGTGATGTAAACTTAATATCAAGTGGAAAAATATCCGAGTGGGTTAAATCCAAGAACAATGAATCAAAGGCCAAGTTTCCGAAAGAACACTCTGAAATTGAAAAACTAAAACAACAAGCGGATGAAATAAGTTCTAAACTTGGAAGATCCAAGCAAATTCAAATTCCAAATGGGAAAACATTATTTTTAGAAGGAGATCGAGGTTTGGTTAGCGAGGGAGAATTTGGAATTGAAGCATTATCTAATGTTGGAACAGGAAGAAATCCAGAAGCTGAAGCGAGCAAATCAGAGGATAAAAGATGGAGGACTGCAATTGGTCGATCCATGCGAGAAAATTTTGATAAGCTTGGATATGATGCAGTAATTTATGATAATGCAGTAGAAGGTGGAGTATCAATTATTGTTCCAACTCCAGAACAAATCAAATCCGCCGACCCCATCACCCGCGACGATTCTAACAATGTCATCCCGTTGAGTAAGCGGTTTGATGTGGGGAGTAGGGATATTCGGTATATGCCAGAGGGTGAGAATGTTCCAAATCGTCAAAAAATATCTACCAAAAAGCAACCATCTAAACTGCCTTCAAGATCACGAATTGCAGCAGTTAATGAAGACGAAGAGCAATCCAGAAGACCAAAAAGGAAATCTACCGCAAAAGGTAACGCTTCAGCTATTGCCAACGCCGCAAAGCTGAAGTAAAACTAACCACCATGAGTGAGAAACTAACCGCAGAACCAGATCAAGAATGGTTTGCAGAGGTAATGCGCCGAGCCGAGGAACACGGCAACAGGCAGCGTGTGGAGTTCTGGAACCCGCAGGCGGCGGCAAAGTGCCTCTGGCTGCTCGCACAGGGGAAGAGCATCAAGTCCACCTCCGAGATCACCGGGCTTGCCCGTGACACCGTGCGGTCGCTCATGTGGAGGCACTCTGACACGCTGGAGACGAAGCGTAAGGAGTTCAGCCAGAAATATGCGATGGCTGCTGAAACCTACACGGACTTGCTGTTCGCGAAGGCAGACCAGTTGTCCGACGATCCCGAACAACTCAAGAACATCTCCCCAGACCGACTGGCGATCACCGTGGGTGTCTTAACGGACAAGTCCATGCAACTCTCTGGCATGGCTACTGCGGTCGTGGAACACAGGCAGGGGGCGAGTATCGACGATGCCGCCAAGATGATCGCAGAGGCTAAATCTCGCATTGCCAGCAAGGTGAAGGCGAAGGCAGTCGAGGCTGAAATTGTCGCATGATCCCAGAACCAGAGTCGAGATTTGATGGGCCGATATTTCACCACTATGTGGTGGAGCAGGACGGCATCCAGCACAAGTGCAACACCCTAGCCTACGCCTCGTACTTGGCCGAGAAGTTCAACGCCAAGGTTTGGAATGTGGTGCTGGAGAAGCACATTGAGCCACACATAGGCATATGTAGGTACTGCCACAGGCATCGCGAACTTCATTTTATTGACGGCAACCGAGGTTCACTCCCTCCAGAGGATGATGCATTTGGATGCCCTGAATGCGGAAGCGTCTATCGGATAATCGATATCCTCATGGAAACGGGCGCATACAAGACTAACTCATGAAGTGGCGTACCCACCAGATCCTTTCCCCGCCTACCGATGAGGAAATTGCCCTCATGGAGCCAGAGGAGCTTATCGAACTCCACCGGGTCTACCACGAAGCTGTAGACAACGCAGAGCGAGACCCGTACCGCTTTGGCTTCCGACTCCCCCACTGGGCGAAGGCAGAGGATCAGTTACAGGAGGTAAACGAGATTGTGGCACTTGGAGGCAACCGCAGCGGCAAGACGCAGTGGGGTGCGTTCTCTGTGGTGCGTGCCGCAATTGAAAACCCTAACTCCGAGATCATGTGCTTCGCACAGACATCCGAGGTGAGCATTCGCCAGCAGCAGAGTGCCGTGTGGGATTGGCTTCCAGCGGAGCTACGCACGAAGCAGACATCCTCCGGGACATACATTAGCTACACGAAGAAGAATGGATTTACCGACTCATCGCTCATCCTACCCAACGGCTCTCAGATCATATTCAAGACCTACTCCCAGTATCAGAACAACCCGACCATCTTGGAGGGAGCGGAGTTGGGTTCTCGCTCTCCTGTTTGGCATAATGTGGGCGTTTGGTTGGATGAATATTTGCTTGGGCCTGAGCTTATAAACACCCTGCGATTCCGACTGGCAACCCGCAACGCAAAGCTGTTGCTGACCTTCACCCCGATTGACGGGTACACGGAGGTGATCAAGGAGTACCTAGACGGAGCCACCAGCATAGAGAGCCGCGAGGCTGAACTGCTAAATGGTGAGCTTGTCCCCTATGTCCAGCGCAGCAAGAAGCGCAATGCCAGCGTCCATTATTTCCATTCACAGGATAACCCTTTCGGTGGCTACGAGCGAATTAAGGAGACTTTGGTAGGAAGGCCTAGGGAGGAGATCCTAATTCGTGCGTACGGGGTTCCCGTAAAGTCCCACGCCACCAAGTTTCCCAAGTTTAACAAAGAAATCAATGTTGTCCAGCCATCAGAAATCCCAACTACGAATGTTACTCGCTATCAGATTATTGACCCGGCGGGTGCAAAGAATTGGTTCATGTGCTGGATTGCTGTGGATGCGTCTGGCACATTTTGGGTATATCGTGAGTGGCCGGGTGTTGATGTGGGCGATTGGGCCGAGTGGCGAGGGGGCAAGTGGGTTGCAGGAGAGGGAGCCAAGGGGCAGGGATACGGTATCCGCGACTATGTGGAACTCATAAAAGACCTAGAGGGTGACGAGGGGATCATGGAGCGTCTGATCGACCCCCGACTTGGGGCGGCAAAGTACCAGTCAGCAGATGGGGCTAGTAGCATTATCGAGGATTTGAACGACGAGGGCATCGTGTGCATACCCGCCCCCGGCTTGGAAATCGACGATGGGTTGCAAGCTTTGATCGGGAAAATGTCATTTAATGCAACTATACCGTCAGATTCGGTCAACCGACCGCATTTCTATGTCAGCGAGGAATGTGAGAACATCATACAAGCCCTGAGTGAATACACGGGCGATGGTGGTTTGAAGGAGGCGTGGAAAGACCCCATAGATGTCCTGCGCTACGCCGCAATCTCTGGCATTGACCATGTGGACGGGTCACATATAGCTGTAACTAGACAAGGCACGGGAGGATACTAACCATGAAAACAAAGAAAAAAGCAGCAAAGAAGTTGGCCAAGAAGGTTGCGCCAAAGGTGGAGCCACAAGCGGAAGCGGTCATTTCCGCCCCAGAACCAGCAGCCGAGCCTTTGGAGGTCACGGTTATTGGGCTAGCAATTAACCCAAGGTATGTATATGCAGGGTTGGATGGGAATCGCATTGCCATCGAGGTTCCCAACCGCATGTCCCAGCGACTGCTTCACAAGACTATTAAAATCAACAGGAAATTAGACTCCGACACCTACGAATTATACCATGGAAACTGACTCAGAAGCCCTAGAAGGCGAATCGTTGATTTATCTGGACAAGGAGCCAGATGTGGGTGCGCTTACCTATGCCTACGAAACCGCACTCATAGACCTCGACGAGTACTTCCAGACCTGCCTCCGCAGCTATGACGAGCGGCGCAACATTTGGCCGGGCAAGAGTGACGACCTCCGCAAGCACGGTGCTAACGCATTCCCGTGGGAGGGAGCATCCGACCAAGAGGTAAATGTCATTGGTGAGCGGATCGATACCTATGTAGCTTTGTTTGACCAAGCCCTCCAACGCTCCCACATCAAGGCATTTCCGACCAGCATGGCATCCATGCCGAGGGCGGCGATGGTCTCTGGTTTCCTGAAGTGGATGCGATCCTCGTACATCCCAAATTTCCGGGAACACATGGAACTGGGGGCTAATTATCTGTTGGAAAAAGGATTGATGATCTCCTATGTCGGCTGGCAGCGGGAGTCCCGCACCTACCTCCAGACCATGACTCTGGACGAGATCGCGCAGGCCGCACCAGAGATGGTGGATCTGCTCATGGACGAGACCGCCACAGAAATGGCCCTAGGATTGATTTCTCAGGCTTTCCCTGCACTTTCGGGGAAGAGAGCCAGAAAAGCCCTCAAAGACCTCAGAACGAAGGGAGAGGCGCAAATGCCCATTCCGAGGGTAACCGTGGATCGCCCGGTCGTCCATTCCTGCGCCCCGGACGGGGAGGTCATCCTGCCACCCTATGTCTCTGACCCGCAGCGGTCACCCTACATTTTCTGGCGCACCTTCCTCACGGCTCAAGAGTTGGAGAAAAAAGTCACCAACGAGGGCTGGGACGAGGACTGGGTCGAAAACGCTATCGACCGACTCCGTGGCAAGGATTCCATGTACCTCGACGGGGAGAAGCAGAAGAACATCACAAGGTTGCCAATTACCGACGACAATGACCTCGTCATGGTTGTCTATGGCTACCAGCGTTTGATCGACGAGGAGGACGGCTCCGAGGGTATCTATTGCACCGTTTTCCACCCCAACTCCGAGGGCTACGCCAAGCACGAACTGCTTAACGGATATGACGACTATCCATTTGTGGTAACTCGTTTGTCCAATAACCAGAAGCGCATGTACGAGGTGCAGACCTTCGGGGACATCCTCCGTGGGGCGCAACTCCAGATTAAGACTGAGCGTGATTCGCGTGTTGACCGCTCGTCGCTGGCAACCCTGCCACCACTCATGCACCCCGCTGGCAAGCCTCCCTCCGACTGGGGGCCGGGCAGGCGCATCCCATATCGTCGCTTGGGCGAGATCCAGTGGGGGCCGACACCGCCGCCCGACAATGGCTCCGTGGAGGTCGAGGTCTCGATGATCGGACAGGCAGACCGCAGCGTTGGTCTCGACCTTAACAATCCGCTCTCGTCCATGAGGCAGCAGTACTTCGTGTCCAAGTTCTTGGATCATGTGCGTGATGTCCTGAACCTTGCTTGGAAGCTGTATCAGAGAATGGGGCCAGACGAGGTTTTCTTCCAAGTTACTGGCAACCCCAACCCGCAGGTGATGACAAAGGGTTCTGCTGACGAGAACTTCTCCATCGTGGTCAACTTCGACTCCCAGAGCAATGACCCAGAGACTGCCGAGACGCAGTTAAAAAACATGGTGTCTCTGGTGCAACTCGACCGCAACGGAATCATGGATGTCAACAAGCTGTTGGAATTTACGGCATCCAGCATAAACCCGATCTTTGCCGACTATGTCCTGCAACCAGCAGAGGAAGCGCAGCAGAAGGTTATGAAGAATGTCACGGACGACCTCGCCAAAATCTTCGCAGGCATCGAGGTTCCAGCCCAGCCCAATGGCGCACAGATCGCAATGCAGCTTGTGCAAGCGTATGTTCAACAACCAGACATCATGCAACGCGCACAATCGGACGAGGCATTCGCAACGCGACTCCAGAAATACGCCAGTCAATATGAATTTATGATGCAGCAAGCTCAAAATGCTGAGATTGGTCGCATCGGAACTACTAATGCTCAAATGGGAGGAATAACAACTCAAGGCATGCAGCAGTAACAATTACACCACAACTAAACATATGCCCAACTACAAACCTAAAACCGAGTATCTTAAACATCAAATTGCCAAGAAAACAAGAGACTTTCGTGGTTACAACATTGCTGAAGGTGAATTGCAGACCAAGCAAATGAAACACATGCAAAGCAATCCTAGATTTCTAACCGCTTCCACCAAAAAGCTAGCAGACGAAATTAGTGCCGATGTCACGGCTTATATTCGCGACAAGAACAAGGCTCGCGGAACTGAAAGCTCAGCACAGCGCAAGACCATAAAGTAACATCGTGGAAAAGCGTTTCACAAAAGTAGTCACCAACCCCGATACTGGTCGCAAGAAAACCGTGCGCTTCGGGCAGGCAGGTAAGGCTGCTGACGGCAAGGATCGAATCCGACCCGGCACAAAGAAGGGTGACTCCTACTGCGCTCGTTCCGCCAAGATCAAGGGTGACTGGAAATCAGACCCCAACTCACCCAACAACCTTTCCCGCCGCAAATGGAAGTGCAAGGGAAGCAAATCAATGAAATAACATGACACCACTACCAAAACCAACGATACAACAATCCGTAGAAGCACTCTCCGACCGCGAGGAATTTCAAGCAATCGTCCAGTTCATCCGCGACGAACGCGAGAAGTTCTTCGGTGACCTTCGCCTGTGCGAGTCCAGCAATGATGTGATGAAGGTCGCGGGGTCTATCGCTGCTCTGGATGAGTTGCTAGGTGTCCTAGCTTGACAATTTGCCTGTAACAATGTAAACATTACCCATCACGCCTAGCGTGTGTTTCATTGTTCATTGGTTTCACCCTTGGTAGGTTCAATCCCTATCAAGGGTGTTTGCTTTTCAGCTATTAAGCGTTACTTCATAACTGCGGGAATATAGGACAATTAGGACGGTTTTCGTCCAGTTCCTCATACATTAGCACATATCCTATTGCCCTTGCGAAGATTGTCTTCTGCCCACAATGGCTGGAGGTTGGTATAGTGATTGAGCTTGATGAGTTCTTCCTCGGAAGTGGCAGATGAAAGCGGGGTAATGTGGTCGATGTGCCATAGATGACGGTTACCCCAAGTCATTCCGTCAATGAATTTGGCCTCAAGATGTGCCATGAAATGATTCCAGTCGCAGCCTAGCATTTCTCTGGTTTTTGAGGTTTTGGAATAGCCTTTTTTTCTAATTGCTATGCCTATTCTACATCGCAATCTGCCAATCATTGCGTACATTGGATCGGATTTACGTCGAGATTGCTTATAATTTAAATATTTTTGACTGGCTTTATATGATTTCTGGTATGCTTTTCGTTTCGAGCTTTGACTCCATTTTTTTAATTTAGCTTGTACTACTGAGCATTTTAAATACTTTTGTCTGGTTTTTTTCCCTTTATCGCTTTGTAGATATTTGTGACGACTTGTCGCTCCATAGCCTGTGTGATATCTATTTTTAGCTGATCGACGAGCTACATCTTGAAGGCTTAAAGCATTTCCCCAATCAACCCAACGCTCTCCATTTGTGTAGCTTTTTTTATACCCCCAAAACACCTTGCCATCAGCACGGACATCCCAACGCTTCCATCTCCATTGTGGTAAATCGTTCATTTATTTAACTTATTCAATCCAGTTTTAATCTTGGCAAAACCCCCCCTCCCCCCATTGGAACCAAATCCAACAGTGGAAAGAGGGTGACCCTCATCGCCTTGTTTTTATTCCCGCGACGATTTAACCCCTAGGAATCTGTTGCCGCTATCTTTTGTGTCAGTGTGCGGGTTGGAACTGAACTGGCTTACCTTTGCCAAAAACAAAGGGCTAGCACGGGGAAGTGAGGAACCCGTGCCAGCCCTAGATCCGTTGCTCTACGCTTCGGAGGGGTGAATGGTGACGATCAGCCTCACTTCCCGTCGAGCGCAATCTTACTCTGGGTTTCCCCGCCTGTCAACCCACAAATTACCCGTCAAAATATCCATATTGGTGGCGTGGATTTACTCCGACATTTACTCCGACATTTACTCCGACGATAACGCAAAAACACCACACGATTTTCGTCAGAAAAACTACACATTATTTCTGACATATAGTTATCCACACCTATCCACACCCATATGCCCCCATTGTTGACTTATATTAACTCCCTCCACATTGCTAGGTCATCGCCGCCGCCGGGCGTTAACTGGTGTCAAAAACATGAATGTGCAATCCGAGGCTACCGAGGAAGCCCCAAATCCCTCGTCTAACATATCCTTTGAAGATTTAATCGCTCAGAGGACTCAGAAGTACTCAGAACCAGAAGCCGAAGCTACTGAAACTGAGGATGATTCTTGGGAAGAGGAAGAGACTCTGGAACCAGAGGCAGTTTCCGACGATCAGGAAGAACCCGAAGAAGATGATGCAGAGGAAGAAGGCGAAGAGGAACAGGAAGTAGACTTGTTGTCGCTTAACCCTGAAGAGATCCAAGCATTAGCCAAAAAGAGTCGCAGCCGTTTGCTACACCGAGTGGGTGAGTTGACGGCACAAAAGAAAGCACTTGAGGAGAAGCTGAACTCGCAGGCCCAAACGAAACCACTGCCAGTCATTCCCGCAGAGCAAAACCCCTTCCGAGACATCGATAGTGTCGAGGGGCTACAGGCTAAATATGCGGAACTGGAGAAGGTCGCGGAGGAAACCGACAATATCCTTGAAGAGCATGAGGACTATGGTGCTGAAGACATCATCGTCCTAGGCGACAAGGAGTTTACCAAGAAAGAGATTCGTCGAGCTAACCGCAATGCGCGGGAAGCTATGGCAAAATACCTCCCAGCCCAGCACGCAGAACTCGCAAAGCGAGGACAACGCGAGCAGGCACGGGAACACTTCACCGGATTGATCCCGCAGGAAGTCCCAGAGGTTGCCGACGAGGAATCCGAAATTGGCAAACAGTACAAGGCACTCCTAGCTGATCCACTGGTCGAAATGGTTAACCTGCATGTTCCAGACCTCGGGCCGCAACTCCCGTATATTTTGGCACACGCAGTTAGATCCATTCATCGTAGTAATAAGACTAAGAGCGCGGCGAAAGCAGCGGGAACTATTTCCAAGGCCAAAGTGGCTGGAACCCCGTATGGTGCTGGAGCAGCGAAGTCTGGTGTTAAGACCGCGAAAAAGAATGCCGATCAAGCCTACCAAAGGTTCCAGACTTCACACTCTGTGGAGGATTGGGTTGCCGCCAGAGTTGCCCGCATGAGCAAATAATCTAACTAAATAACTATTATGGCTATTTCAACCACATATCAACCGAATGCCCCCCAAGTCAAAACTGGCGTTGGTTCGGCAATCAGTAACCGCGAAGACCTCAGCAATGAGTTGACGCTCCTCGCACCAGAAGAAACCCCGCTCCTTAGCCTTTGCGCCAAGGGAAGTGCCAAAGGAACCTACAAGGAATGGACTGTCGATACCCTCGCCGCCCCTTCTTTCGATGGTATCGGTGAAACGCAAGATGTTAACGCTTTCGACGACCAGTTCGCTAGCCGTGGTCGCCTTGGTAACTATGTGCAGAAGTTCCGCGAGACATTCCTCGTTTCCGACCTGCAAGAAGCTGTTACCTCCGTTGGCCCAGCATCCGTTGCTCAGGCCGAGGCAAAAGCCATGCGCCAACTCAAACGCTCGGTAGAGGCAGCTATCTGCTCTGACAGCGATAAGAGCGTCGAAGATGGTGCAGGCTCAAAGTACAAGCTTCGTGGCCTTGGTGACTGGCTTGACTCTGCAGGCCCATCCGATGTTCCTGCTGCTTACCGCACCCCCGCTGACTCGATCCTCGGTGCTGCCCCTACGGACACGACCTTCAATAACATCATTGCGTCGATCTACACCGTCAATGGCGAGGCCAACAACCTCACCCTCATCGCTGGCGTTGCTCTCCGTAAGGTGATCTCGAACTTCCAACGCTCGTCTGGTCAAGCCACCAGCCCTGCTGAGGCTGTTTACACCGTCAATCAAGATGCCGCGAGCAAGAAGATCACCCATGCAGTGACCCTGTATGATTCCGACTTCGGTATCGTCAATGTCATCAACGCTAACCCAGCCTGTATGCCAAACCAAAACCGTGGCTATGTGGTGAATCCGAAGTATCTCGGCTTTGACACCCTCATCCCGATGGGTTCGACCCGTCTGGAGAACCAAGGTGCTGGCGAGCGTGGTTATGTTGACATGGTTGGAACGCTTGTTTGTAAGCATCCCGGCGCACACGGCAAGATCGCACACGCCTAATCATCAACTAAACACTAAAGAAAGGAAATTATATTATGCCTATCCTCGGAAAACTCACCAACAACGAAGTACCTGTTGGTTTCACCCACTATGCCTTGATCACCGCAGCTGAAGTTGTGGCTAAGGGTTCTGGCAACCAGTTCACAATCGGCAGCGTCCCTCCGGGCGGCATCGTCGATGCCTGTGCTGTGTTTGAAAAAGTCGCCTCGTCTGGCACTTCCACCGATGTCACTCTTGATGTCGGCGTGACCAGCTTAGACCCTGACGATTTTATCGATGTCCTCGACATTGATACCCTTGTCAAGGCCCAATACAACACTGGCGATCTGCTCATCAGTTCTGGTGCTAACTACTACATCAACAACACCGCATCGGCAGTGCCGATCCTTGCTGAGTTCAACGGAACGCTCACCTCTGCTGGTCTTGCGACTGGCGAGTGGGTGATCTCGTACACTCTG